AGTTAACCTTATCTAATGATTTGTCTATAATGTCCATTCCTGCATTTACATCAGAGACATCTTTATCTAACAATGGAATTAAATCTTCCATTGGCTTTGCGCTTCTTCCTTTCCAATAGTGAGAACTAAAATGTTCCCATTCTCCTGTATCACCTAAGTCTATATATGTATCAGGTTTTACAATTTCTATTGCTTGGCAGACTACGCTTATTGCTTTTTCATCGTGTATAGGAAAGTGCTTATCTGGTGTTACTATTGCTCTTTCGATTACACCTTTGCTTCTCTTAGCCATATTACCCCTTATTTCAAAAAACTATTTTTTATTGTCTTTTTTCTCTTCTTTATTTTCTTCAAGCATTGCCTCAAGTAATTCAATTGCACCTTGGCATTTAACAAACAATTCTTTTGCTTGTTCTTGTTGCTTCTTAAGATTTAAAATCTTTTCATTTAAATCACTCATTTTATTCCCCTATTTTATTAACTTTGACTTCCAACAACAGTACCTCCAGAATCTGAAGGAACACTGCCATCAATTCTTAATTTTCCATCATTATCAACCCAAACATAAGACACATCCCCATCAGGTTGATAAAATGCAATATATCCAGGGGTATTTGTTCCCCCTCCATCATACAATGTTAAATTTCCTCGTATAGCACTATTTACACCTGCTATAAGCCCTCCTCCCCCAAAACCTGCATTTCCTACAATAGTAACAGTTGAAGAAGTTGCAGTTGCATGTGGAGTTATTTCTAAAAGGTCAACAAAGCTTCCAGCAGAGGCTATATCATTGGCAATAGAAAACTTTTGATTTGAATGAGTAACTCTTACTTTCCATTCATCTCCAGCATCATCACCTGCATCAGCTTTTAATGTTAAAGTTGAATTTGTATCTTGTCCTGCTGTTATTGTTATATCTCCACCATTAACAGTTAAATCATCTCCAACAAATAGACTTTGTCCAAAACGTGCAGCACTTGCGTTCATATAAAAATCATTATCAGTTAAAGTAGATTCAAACGTTGCAGCACAATTTATAATAAATTTATCTTCAGAATCATCAATGCCTGCTATTGTCTTTAAGGTTGAATGTCCAAATGTAATAGTTCTATCTGTACCATCTGCATCCGCTCCAATGATAATATCAGCTCCAGTAACAGTTAAATCACCAGTTAAAGTTAAATCACCATCACTAGCTAATTTCATTTTTGTAGCACCACCAGCTGTTGTATTGTTGTAATCCCATACTAATGCATAATCAGTATTGTCACTTGCATCATGTTGCATACTCCATCTTAAAGATGTGCCTTCATATAATAAAAGTCCACAATCTTCTCCAGGTCCTCCGCTGACAACCCCTAAAATCATCTTATCATCTGTACCACTAGCACGAAAGGCAATAACTTCATCTGTTAAATTATCAATTATTTCAGAGTTGCCAAAAGTTATTTTATTACTATTAAGAGTCAACGTATCTGCAGTTAAAGTTCCTGTTGTAAATGCATCAGTCGTAGTAACTGTTCCTCCAGCTTTTGAATTTCCTTGCACTGACCATGATGTTGATGTTGAACTCATTTAATCTCCTATAACCTTGGAACTGCTAATTGTCTTATACCACTTTTTCTTAATGGGTATTGTTTAACTTGTTTATCATACATCGCTCTAAAATATTGAGCTTGTTGTAAATCACCCATATCTTCATACATTCTTGCTTTAATATAACATACTACAGCAGGATGCAGTCCAGAATCTAATCCAGCAATTGATTTTAAATCTTCGTCTTGAGCATCAATTGTTTCGTATTTTGAATGATATGTTATACGAAGACCGCCTGTTACATCAGCATCCTGATAAGTATCATACTGTTCTTTTGTTCGTTCTCCTGATGATACTGTTGTATCTTGTGCTAATATTGCAACTCTGTCATCGTCATTGTACCATGCGAAATATGTATTTGGATATGTTCTTTTACTTGTTGCCATAATTCTCCTATTTTAACGAATCATCGTCTTCATCAGTATCTGCTCTTAATATTTTATGAGGGTCTGCAAGTTTAGGAATCATTACATACCTATCATTTGTATCAAGTATTTCAACTCTTGTTATATCAATAACATTATCATCTAATAAATACCATCTTTTCTTTTGCTCTAAATCTGTAATTGCAGATACTGTGTAGTTTCTTTTATTTGATGCAATATCATCTAATGCATCATTGATTAACTGAAACATATATTGTTCAGATTGTCTTCCAAACATTTTTTCAATTTGCTCTATAATATTTTTAGCTGTCATTACCTAGCTTCTTTCTGTGATGGTTGAGGTATTCCTTGAGCTACTAACATTTGTATACCTTTATCATAATCTTGTTGCAATTTCAATTGTTGTGATTGAAGCCATTGATATTCTATTCCATATTGCTCTAGATTGGTTCTATATTGTGTGACTTCTTTATTTACGTTTTGCTGATACAAAGCTAACTCTTGTTGATATAATTGTAATTCAAGAGAATAATCTTGTATTGCTGCTTGTAATGTTAAATCTCCTTCTTTTTGAGCTTCAGCTGCATCTGTTTGATGTTTTAAAATTTCAGCTTGTATATTAGCTTTATATATTTCATTTTCTTTATTAAATTCATTTAGTTCATTTTGTATATCTTGAGAAAAAGCTTGTAAATAAGTTTGTATTTTTTGCAATTGAGCTTGAGCTAATTCAGTATCTTCCTCATCTTCTATGTATTGACCAGCAATATTAAACCATTGTTCAAAATCTAATTCTGCACTACCTAAAGTACCAGCTTCCATTTCAGTCAACATATTTGTAGAGCTATCTAATGAAGGTTTAGTATAAGTAGGAGCATTTCCCGAAATATCAGGCTTTGCAATAGTAGCAACACCAGGAGAACTTATAGATGGGTCACTAGGAATAGTAGGAGCACTTGCACTAATACTTAAATCTGATATTCCGCCCATCTCATTCATTTTATTCTGCAGTACTTTAATTGCTGCATATAATACAACTAAATATTCAGCTTCATTTGGAAAGTTATCTATTGCAGATACGGCAGAAGCATCAATGCTTGGATTAGCAATAACATAATATACTCCAGATGATGATGCTGGAAGTATATTAATTTTATTACCTTCAATATAATATACAGGGTCTGTCGCAGAAGCAAATTCTATACTCGATGAACTAGAAGCTTTATGCTTATCCATAGGCTTTATACGCCTACATTCAACACTTCCTGCGTAAACACTACCAAGTTGTCCAGTAATCATTGTTTCTGCTTCAGAATTAGCAGCAGCTGAAGTAAAGGTTTGTTTTGAATAACAATACTCTTTTAAATAAGGAGGAAGTATATTTGTAATTTCTCTTACTCCGTCCATCATCCATTGGTCCATCTCAGTCTGTGTTGCTGTTCCACTTAATGCTTGTATCTGTACATCAAAATTTGCCATTATCTAGCGTTCCTATCTGCAATATCTTGGTCCATTGTTGTTTGACTAAATTCAATTTTTGTTTGTCCGCTCCATGTATTTCTCATATTTATATGGTCAGATATTTTAGCACTTGAACCAAATACTTTATCGCATTTGCATTGCTTGATTTGACCTCTTGCAACTTCAGTTTTTTCTCCACATTCACAGTAATAAATTCTCATATTACTTTTTAGCCTTTCCGCCTTTTTTGTACATCTTGCCATGTACTTTTCCACCACCCATATACATTTTATCATGAATCATTCCTCCATGCATGTACATAGTTTTACTTCTATCCATTGCGTTTACTACTGTATATCCAGGATTATTAGCAGCCATTTTCTTAGCTTGAGCTTCACCTTTTGCATCGTATGACATTTCTGCAACTACTTTTCCTGTTTCATCTTTAACTGTTGGCATTATTTTTTACTCCTTTCTCTTGCATCAGCTGTTGGATAATTATATCCAATTCCTTTTGGTAATTTACCTGTTTTATTTATTTTTTCCAAAACTGGCTGAGTTTCTTTATTAACAGAATCTTTCTTAACAATATATTCTCCACCTTCAACATTAATATCAATACCACCTTTATCATGCGATGGTCCTTTTAACTTTCCTCCACCTTGCATAGATTTTAGATGTTTATCAATCCTTTTAGATTGTCCTTTATGCATGTTAGATGCTTTTAAAAGTTCTTTAGTAATTAATTTTAAATCCTTTACAGAACCTTTAACCACTCCTCCCTTTTTATATTTTTTAATATCTAAAGTTTTAGGATAGCCTTTTTCACCAGGCTTTGCAGGTCTTTCACCCCTTTTACGTTTTGCGTGGATATTATCCCATAATCCTTTC